TACAATGAGGTATATCAAACCAGATATATCTACAGTTTGTATTGGAGAAGCTGCTAGCGCAGCAGCTTTTCTTTTAAGTGCTGGTACAAAAGGTAAACGTTTTGCGTTAAAAAATTCAAGAATTATGTTACATCAAGTTTCTAGTGGTACTAAAGGTCATATTGAGGATATGAAACGGCGTATTAAAGAGGCAGAAGAGTTAAATGAGCTTTTATGTAAAGAGTTAGCTAAGAACATAGGAATATCTTTAAAACAGCTTAAAAAAGATATTGATCGTGATTATTATATGTCCGCATCTGAAGCTAAAAAATATGGTGTTATAGATAAAGTATTAATATCGAGGGATTAGAATGGTTAAGATTAGGTATAATAAGGAGAAGCCAGGAAGAATTTTAATGGGACGTGGACCAAGAGATATTCAATTAAAACAAAAAGTTTTGCGGGAACAAGAAACGTACAAGCATTTAACACCGATAATTTCAGTTGAATCTGCTAATGATGTGATGCAAACTGAAGTTGATTCGTCGCAGTATTTATCATTAGATGAAGTTAGAAAGAAAATAGAAGAAGCTGTTGATGTTGTACGTGAAGAAGAACGTAAAAGATACGAGAGTGGTTTAAAAAATTTGAATGATCAATTGAATCAAATGAGAAAAAAAGCTGCAGCGGCTGAAGAGCAGCTTATAAATGCTAATGCTGAAATTAATAGATTGAATAATATATTAACCGGACAGAAAGGTGTTTCAGAAAAGGAAATAGAAAAATTTAAAAATACTATTGATTCATTAAAAATTCAACTGGAAGAAAAAGATAAGCAGTTAAGGGAGAAGACTGATGAATTAGTGCAAACTAAGCAAATTGTTTCTGATTTACAAAGCGAGGTTAATGCTGTTAAAAATGAATTACATACTAGAGACCTTAAGATTACTGAGCTACAGACATTATTGAATAACAATCAATCGGTTGAAATTGTTGATAAACTTCAGGAAAAACTAGATAGGTTGTATGAAAAAATAGCTGATGGGTCGATTAGCCCGTTGGTAGGAAGTAAAATACCTAAACCAGAATTAGAAGACCGTATTTTTATTGATCCTTTGGATGATACTATACGGAAAAAAGAGGCTGATTTAGATACACATATAGATGTGAAGGAAGAGCGCAAAGAAATAAGGCGAAGTGTAGAGGAGGATATTTCTAAACTTAGAAAGTTGTTGAAATTATAGGGGGTTTTTATGAAGAAAGGTGTAGGATTAGATATAGGTACGAATATGTTGGTAGCTGCATTTATGGGTGATGGTGGCCAGCCTATATATAAAAAAGAGAGGGATGCTTTTTTTAAACTTACTCCTAAATCAGAAGTTAATAAGAAAAGTATTAGAATGTCTTTAGAAAGTCGCCACGCTAATTTTATTATAGATGGCAATGATTTTATAGTAGTTGGTGAGGATGCTATTCATATGGCTAACGAACGTAATGTAGCGGCGAGGCGGCCAATGCAGAGGGGGGTTTTATCACCAAAAGAGAAAGATGCTTTGCCGATAATACGGCTACTCATCAAAAGTCTTATTGGCCAAGAACAAGGAATTGAGAAATTAGTATTTTCTATTCCTGCTGAGCCTGTAGATGCTAGTTTTGATATTTTTTATCATGAAGCAATGATGAAGACCTATTTACGTGAGATGGGGTTTGATTCTTCTTCTATAAACGAAGCTTTTGCTATAGCATTTTCAGAATTATTGGATGATAATTTGACCGGAGTTACTGTTAGCTGCGGAGCTGGAATGTTAAATGCGGCTGTAATTTTTGAAGGTGACCCTATTGTGCAGTTTTCAGTAACAAAAGGTGGAGATTGGATTGATCAGTCGGTAGCTACCGCATTAGATCTTACTCCATCGTTGGTTCAGGTGGAGAAAGAAGAGTCAGAGATAGATCTTTTAGATCCTAAAGGTAAAATACAGGAGGCTGTAACTGTTTACTATGGAATATTGATGAGGTATTTGTTGGACAATATTTTGTATAAATTGGAACAGGCTAAACTACCGTCGTTTAGAAATCCGCTGCCTGTTGTTTTGGCTGGTGGGTTAAGTTTAGCAAAAAACTTTAAAGAAAAGTTAGAGTTGGAGTTGAAGACTCGGCAGTTTCCGTTTAAAATTAGTGAAATACGGCTTGCATCAGACCCTATGACTTGTGTGGCACACGGGTGTTTGATGGCAGCTATTTTATAGTTTATTTATAGGAGGTAGTTTTAGAATGGCAGATGATAGAGTTAGTGGGGTTGTGAAGTGGTTTTCTTCAGAACGTGGGTATGGTTTTATAATTAAGGATGGTGATGATAAGAACGAGTATTTTACACATTATTCTTATATTATTATGAATGGCTATAAAACGTTGAAGCCTGGTCAGAAAGTAACTTTTAAGCTTGTAGAGACTGAAAAAGGAATACAAGCACAAGAAGTTGTTCCTGAATAAAGGAGGCTGTTGTGTATTTAATAGAGGCTGTATTGGAAAAGGATTATGTTAAAGGACAAATTCAATTAATTAGGAAACACATTTCTAATTTATTGGCTACTGAGGATGAAAGAGATATTAAATTGTTAGAAAAGGATTTGAAAAAGCGGTTTGATGAGTTACAGGTTTTGTATAAAAAATACCAAAAGTTTTTGGCGGTTATAGAAAAGGCAAAAGCTTCTATTAATATACAATTTAATGATACGACTGTAACATTAGGCGAAGCTTTAATATTTAGGGATTCGTTAGTTGAGAAATTAAACGATGTTAGTTATATTTATAACAATGCTTTGGAACAGAAAAGTAACCATCTTGTTATAGATATTGAAACTTTACTTGATTTAATAAATGAATTGCGGTTAGATATAAAAACTTTAGATTATAAAATCCACCAAGCGTATTGGAGTGCAACTATTTCTGGAGGCGATAAAAGTTAATGCTTCTTTTTAAATATTGGATAGAGTTTGATGATGAAGGCGAAATTAAAAAATGTCATAAAGAAAAGCCTAAGAGTATAAAAAACTGTAAAGAATATCTTGTGAAATTAATACCTATTGATCGTAGTAAAGAAATTTTATATAGAAGTGGTAAGTTTGAAAAGGATGTTTATAAGTTTGTAAACGGTATGGAGAAGTTTGGAAAGCAACTTAAGGATTTATCTAAGATTATTAGATTAAAGTGAGGCTAGTATGATTGTAGGTATATCAGGCAAAGCTAGGTCCGGCAAAAATACTTTTGCTGATTTTTTAGTTGATGCGTTTTATAGCAATTTTAAGCGTGAGTTTGAATTAATGGCATTTGCTGATGAGTTAAAATATTTATGTGGTTGGCATTTTAATTTGTCTTATGAACAGTTATGGGGTTCAGCTAAGGAAGAGATTGATCAGCGATATACTAAAGGTAGCGGTGGGTTTTGGACGGCTAGGGAAATAATGCAAGCTGTTGGTGAGTTGTACAGGAGTATACATTTTGATTATTGGGTTGAAGCATTAGATAAGGCTATTAAGGACAGTGGCAATACTGATATTATTATTACTGATGTAAGGTATCCTAATGAATTGAGTTATATTAAGGATAATGGCGGCGTGTTGATTCGTATTTGTAGAGATAGAGCACCAAAGATTCATGGTTCTGACCACCCATCTGAGTGTTCATTAGATAGTTTTAGTGATGATGTTTTTGATTTAGTAATACAAAACAATAAAAGTTTGGATGATTTACGTTTAATAGCCAAAGAAACGGCTGAGTTTATTATATATTTGGAGGGATAGAATAATGGCTAGTAAGAGTAAAGCTGGTACTATAACAATATCAATAAAGACTGACGACATTATAGGTTCGGAAATCATGAGGAACGGCGATTATAAATATGCTCGTGTGGGAGTTAAAAAGAATGATGATGAGTATGTGTCAATTTCTTATGAGTGGAAAGGTGCACAAGTTCCAGAATTTGTTTTAATGCTTATGCAGTGGGTGCAGGCGAATAGTGATTTAGATGTTGAGACTAGAAAAGCTTTAGAGATAGAGTATGACCAATTTAAGAAGAGGTTAAGTTAGATGCCGTTGCCAGAGACTGCATTTACTAACCCTTATTGGATTAAAATTCCGTACGGTGCGACATTGGAGCGCGATGATAGACATTTATTTGATTGTATGGAATTACAATACAATAACCAACCAAATAGACATTGGAGAATGAGGCCACGGCCTGGTTATAATACACAATCACCAGTTGTTTTTGTGGAAACTGTTAATCTTTCTGTAGATACGCCATATATTAGGGCTAGGTGAGGTATATTATGGATTATAAAAAGAGGTTAGAATTATTTGAGCGAGAATTAAGTTTTATTAGTAGAGATGATGTAAGAACATTTACTGAAGCATGTATTAAAGCTGCGCCTGATTATGTGTTTTATGATTGTCCTGCTAGTTCGACTGGGAAATACCATAGTATTAATGAACTTGGAGGCGATGGTACTATTGTTCATACAAAAAAAGTAGTAGCTGTTGCTATGGAATTAATCAATGGGTTGAATTGTGTGAGGTATAAAGACGAAGTTTGTGCGGCTGCTATTTTGCATGATTTAGCTAAACAGGGTATTAAGAAGTATGGGCATACAGTAAAGGATCATCCGCAGATAATGGCTAGATTAATAGCAGATGTTTATAAAGCTGAGTTTGTTAATAAATTAGATAGAGAGTCTGCTTTACTAATTTATTTTGCTGTTTTTTATCATTATGGTCCATGGACAATTGAAAAGTATAGAAAGCCACTAACTGAGTACACAATGACTGAGCTGGCTGTGTATATTGCTGATTATATAGCTAGTAGAAGGTTTATTAAGGTTAGTTTGGCTGATGGAGGATATGATGGGTGAGTTAAGCGCTGGTTCTACTGGACGGAGATGGATTCCTGATGGTGGTTTACAAAAATATCGTGAGAGGATACATAGAGAGAGTAAGTTTGCTGATGAGTATAAGAAATTACCGTTTACTTTTTCTAAACCAAGGCGTCCAAAATTAAATGAATGTTTTTGTTGTGAAAAATGTGGCTATATGTTGTCAGCGCCTAAAAATACTGTTATGATGATATGTCCTTCTTGTAAAAAAGTAACACAGGTAGTAAAGGTGGATTAAGATGGTAGGATGGCATGTATGGGCGATTAATCAACAGCGATACAAACAAGCTTTAAATTTTGTTAGGAATTTAGAGGATATAGAAGATGTGTTTTACCCTTTAGTAGAGACTAAAAGGAAGAATGGTGAAACTAAAGTGCCTTTGTACGCTAACTATTTATTTTTAAAGTATAAGAATAACAATGTAATTTTGAATACTTTGTTAAATAACCCTTATTTTTTTACTTATGTAGGCGAGTGTGACGAAAATGAAATTGAAAGAATATCAAAATTAAGTGAAAAAACTTATGAAGAAATTTTAGTTAGTGATAAACTAGCGGTTGGTAATTATTATAAATTAAAATCGACTCCGTTTAAAGGAATGTTTTGTAGAATTGTTAGTATTAACGATGATAAAGTTATAGTAGCTGTGGAATTATTTGGTTCAGATAGGCTTGTTAAATGTTCAGTTGATGATATCTTAATGGAAGGGAAATAATATGGTATGGAGGATGTTAAAATAGTCCGTAAACGTGGTAGGCCTGTTGGCTATAAATTAAGTGAGGAGAGTAAAAATAAAATTCGTTTAAAAAGATTAGGTACTTGTCATAGTTTGGAGACTAGAAACAAGATTTCTAGATCGTTGAAGGCATATTTTAGGCAAAGGGATTCATTATCTAAAAGTATTAAGGATGAGTACTTGTATATTTCAGATGAAGCTATTGATTGGATTGTTGATAATAAGGATGAAATAGATTCTACAGAAAACGTGATGAGTACTAGGAGGTTGAATAATTTACAACAGCTTGAAGTATATTTTGGTTCTGAGATTGAAAATTTATTCGGGCATCAAATGACGCCCGAATTTTTGGTTTTAATAAAGGAGGTTTTACAGAAGTTGAGATCAGAATAGATTTTGTATTGGTTTTCCTTTTTTAAAGGTGAGGCCCAACACATAGTGTAAGCCGTCTTGCTGTCTTTTTGATAATAATTAAAATCCTTACACCTTCCATGCAGAAAAAAGCAATCATTAAAACATCTTATCTTTTAGAACGATAGTTTGTACAGTATAAACACTATGAAAAAACATTTAAATATAGGCTTTTTCCGAGCAAGGCACAAATCAGGAAATTGAATCAGACTTTGGATGCTTGCCGCTGGCTTTACAATCGCTTTCTTGAAGACCGTAAATTTGCTTGGTTGGCCCTGGGGATGCAGGGCTTGGCTCCGGCCTAGAAGCCTCGCAGCTTGCTGTGGGGAGCATTCACACATAACTATATTATATAAAAGGACAATTTTATGGGAAGGCCTAGAAAACCGCCAGAAATAAAAGATATGTTAAAAAAATATCTTCCTGTTGATGAGATATTTGATAAAGACGAACGTGAAATGTATGAAGGTTTAATCAGTGTTTATTTGAATGATTTTGATGAAAAACAGTTAAGTGCTCATGATATGGATGATTTAATGGGCATTGCTATGAATAAAGTTTTAGAAATGAGGCTTTTAAAAACTAGTAAAGAAGATCCTACTAGACATTTAGAAATTTCTGCGGCAGTGGAGAGGTTACGTAAGCAAACGGAAAAATTAAAAGAAAATTTGGCAGCGCGGCGTAGAGATAGAATAGACCCTAAAAAGCATTCTGGACTATCTATAGTTGATTTAGCAGTTCGTTTTGATATAGATAAAAAGGCTGAAATGTATGATAAAGCTAAAAAATTAAAGGAAGAAGAGGAAAAATTAAAGAGAGAAAAATCAAAATTTTTTAAAGGTAATAAAGGTGATATTGATAGTTAATCATGATTAAAGTAGACGATTACGATGATTTAGAACTATTATTAGATAGAGGCACAGAGCTAATACAGTTTTATAGGAATGACCCTGTCATAGCTGCTATAGATTTGTTAAACGTTGATTTAGCACCTATACAGAGAATTGTGCTTCGTGATATGTGGTTTAGGAATTTTGTTATTACTGTTGCTTCAAGAGGTTTTGGTAAAAGCCAATCAGTTGATAGCTTAGTTTATTTTAAAGATGTTGGGTTAATGTATCTACATGAGGCATTGCCTAGTATACCTTCATATTTACGTAGCGGAGAGGATGATGTAATTAAATTTGAAAATGAAATTTATAGTAGTGAAGGGTTTGTTAAAACTAAATATTTGAGTTTGGAAAAGGGAATTAAAGGTAAAAGGTTGGTTACAAAGTATGGGTTTGTAAATAAAGGAAGTAACCATCATCGTTTGTTAACTATAGATAAAAACGGCAAGTTTGTTTTTAAACGGTTAGATGAATTTGAGATTGGCGATTTAGTGTGCCTGCAGCGGGGGAGTAATGTATTTGGTAAAACTAATATATCATTGGAAGACGCTTATATATTAGGTAAAATAGTAGGTGGAGATAAAGATGTTTTTTATAGTGTTAAAGCTGGCGATATTTTATATAAATATGGGTTGGATAAATATACCAAACCATTTATTTTTGTACCTAAAATAATACGCTCTTCCAGTGCTGATGTTATAAGTATGTTTTTAAGTGGGTTTTTTGAAGTATCGGAACGTGAAGATAAAGATAGCATATATATAGTTAATTCATATAATGTATTATCTGTAATTCAGCTTATGTTGTTAAATTTTGGCATCATTGCTAGTTTAGAGCGGTTTGATGGTAAATATAAATTAGTAATTAGGAATGATGCTGTAAATGTGATATCTGGATATGGCATTAAAGATTATTTTTTAGATGAGGTAGCTAGTATTGAGGATTGGGAAGGAGATTGTTATGATTTTGAATTAGAAATGCCTAATAATATAGAACCTAATTATTTTTCGAATGGTTTTATAAATCATAATACATTTTTATTAGGTGTAAATGCATTATTACACGCATTATTATATCCTGGTTATAGAATAGGTCTAATAGCCCCGTCTTTTCGCCAATGCCTCGTTTTGTCTGATAAAGTATTTGTTTTTATAACATCAAAAGGGTTAGTGTGTTCTACTAACGAACTTAATAATGTAATTGATGTTGGGGATAGTATTTTTTCATTAAGAGAGTTTAATCAAATTAGTAATAAATGGATTAATTATGATAGGAATTGTGTACGGTTAAAGTGTGAAAAAGGATTTGAGTTAGAAGGCGATGAAAACCATAAAGTTCTAGTTTGGGACGGTAACAGTTTTATTTATAAAGGACTGAAAAATATAAGTGAAAATGATTATATAGTATTAAGATTAGGAATGCAGCAGTTTGTTGAGGATTCTGTTGAAGATACAATAATTACTAACGACTTGGCTTATTGTTTAGGATTAATTTGTGGTGACGGTTATATAGAAAATGAGCGGTTAAAACATAGATCTTATACTATCTGTCTGTATAATGCTGATAAAGAAGTTATAGATACATTTGTTGAAATAATGCGTAGATTGTTTGATTTAAACGTTACTGTTAGAAAAAGAGGAGATAATACTTGGGCAGCTGAAATATACAATAAAAAGTTATGGGAATTGTTTAAATCTTTTGGAATGTCAGATAAGACAGCGTCTGATAAAATAATTCCTAGTGTTTTGTACAAATGTAGCAAAGAAAGGTGGAAGTGGTTTTTAAGAGGCCTATATGATACTGATGGGTGTTGTTATGTAATAGATAATGATAAATATAAATCATGTACTATAGAATATGTATCTACTAGTGAGGCGTTATGCAGAGTATTGCAGGCAGTGTTGCTTAATTTTGGCATATTATCTTCGTTAACTACCAAATCAGACGCTTGTGTTGGAGAGATACAAGGTAAAAAGGTTAATTGTAAGAAAATATATAAATTATGTATTAATGGTACTGATAATATTAAAAAGTTTTATAATGAGATTGGATTTAATTTAAGTAGAAAACAGGATAGATTATTGCAGTATATAAAGAGTTTAGTAAAACCCGCGTATAATAACACAATACCAGATTCATTTGTTATCGGGAATAAGTTTGTTGATAAGTTAGCTAAAGGTATTGGTATCGATAAATTTGAATTAATTAGTAAAGATAAGTTTTATAAAAAGACTAATTTTTCTAAACATCAAATTAAAGAACTATTAAATATTGCTGATGAACATAACTTTAAATGTAGTGAATATTATATTTTTGATGATATAGTTAGATATAATTTTTATTTTATTAGAGTTATTGATAAAGAATACTTTATTGCTGATACTATAGATATTGAGGTTGATGCTGAAGACGTATATTGGTGTAATGGGTTTATCAATCATAATTCTAAAATGATTTTTTCTGAAATAGAAAAATTATATAGAAGATCTTCAATAGTTAGAGAAGCGACAGAAAAGAAGCCTGTAAGAGGGGCTGATATTTGTTATTTACAATTTAAGGGTACAGATAGAACTAATGGTAGTTATATAGAAGCATTGCCTGTTGGTGTTGATGGCGCTAAGATTAGAGGATCTAGGTTTTATCTTATTGAAATAGATGAATTGGCTCAAATGCCGGCTGAAATAATAGATCTAGTTGTTAGGCCGATGGCAGCTGTAACATTAGAACCTATGCAAAGAGTTCGTGAATTAGAACGTCAGCGCGAATTAATAGAATTAGGTTTAGCAAGCGAGGAAGATTTTATTGATAATATGGCTAATAAAATGATAATGACTTCTTCTGGTTATTTTAAATTTAACCATATGTGGGAAAGGATGAAATCTTATTGGAAGGCAATTGAAGAGGGGGAAGATAATAAATATGCTGTCCATCAAGTTTCTTATAAGTTATTACCAAAAGGGTTTCTGGATGAGGAGAATATTAAAGAGGCAAAACGTACTATGTCAACTATTGAATTTATGATGGAATATGAAGCTGCTATGGTTTCTGATAGTAGTGGATTTTTTAAGGCATCATTAATAGAAGAATGCAGCACTAAAACTGGTTTTACTGTTATATCTAGAGGGCATAGAGAAGGTAAATATATATTAGGGGTAGATCCAAACCAAGCTGGAAGAGCTGCTGCTGGTTTGGTTATTCTTGAAATAGGCCCGCCACATCGTGTTGTGTATGTCGAAGGAGCACATGAAAAAACTACGCAGGCAAATGTATTAAAAATTTATGAGCTATTGAAGTCGTTTAATATAATAGGTGTTTTTATGGATTCAATGGGTGGGGGTAAGGCATGGAGAGACTTATTACAAGAAGGTTATGATAATAACGTTAAAATTTTAGATGTGGATGATAAGCACAACACTCATCTAGAGGGTAAAAGAATTTTACATTTAATAAATCCAACATCTCAATGGATATCTGATGCAAACTTTAATTTGTTAGCGTTGTTAGAAAATAAAAATTTATTGTTTCCTGAATTACCATTGTCTGCTGACCCTAGAGCGGAGAAAATTTATGATGAGGTTAAAACATTAAAATCACAACTTGTTAATATAGTGGTTACACAAACTTCTCGTGGAGTAGCACACTTTGATACTCCTAAAAAAGATCAAAACAAAGATTTGTATTCAGCTCTAGTTTTAGCTGCGTGGGGCATTAAAGAAGTGAGTCGTAAACAACAAGAACCAGTTAAACAATTAAGTGCTACAGGATTGGTGAGGCCGCACCAAGTTGGTGCTAAATTTAATATATCTAACTATAAAGGAAATAGTTTTGATGGAGCTTTGTTAAAACAGAAATAGTAAAATTAACTAACTATTAATAATAGAGAACTATCTATATGGAGACTTAATATGTCGAGTGAAGTTAATATTGAAGAAATACAAGAAAAGATTTCTGTAAGAATAGATGAGTTAGAGAAAAAAATTGATGAGGATTTACAATATTTTAAAGACAAGCCTTTACGTTCACGTGGTTATTTTATTTGTAAAAATGAATATTGGGATTTATGGTTTCAGAAATTGTTTGCTCAGTTTATTTCTGTTAAGATTTGGATTATAGGTTTAATTACGGTTTTATTATATTTAGGGAAGATAACAAATATTCAGTTTGCATCTATTTTGGGAATTATTATGGGTCTTAAAGGGACGTTTCAAGTGGCACAGGTTTGGAAAAAGAAAAATGATGATATGACCCCTATGGATAAGACATGATGGTGGATTATATGGAAAACAATAAATTAGAGAATATAACAACTATATTGAAAGAACGATATCCAGATTTGGGAATTAAAAGTATTGAGGTGGATGAGAAAACAGGACAATCGACTTTTTATTTGACGCCTAATAACAGAGTTTTAGCCGGCTTACCGTCTGATAAGGTTGGGCATCTTCGATTTGATAAGGCTTCTATGATTAAGAGAGACACGATAAGCCGCTCTTCTTTAGATTTGATAAAAACGTCGCCTAGCAATAAAGATCCAAAAGAGCTTTATAAAGATGCAATTAAGTATTATTATGAATTTGATGTTTATGGTGCACATATAGACATTTTATCCAATTTTGCGTCTAAAGGATTTGAGAATGATATTGATGATCCAGAAATAAAATTATTTTATGACGTTTGGAATTTTGATGTTGGATTTCACGAAGTTTTAGATTGGATATTTTTTGATTTATTTCGTGTTGGCATGGTTAGAACTTATAAAATTATTGGTAAGTATGAGCCTGGTGTAAGTTATTTATCAAACATTCCTGGGAAGAAGAAAGAGCGTGCTTTATTAAAAGAATTTGGCGAGAAAGCTGAACGAGTTAGGCAACAGAAATTAAGGATTATTAATAAAAGACTTAAAGAATTAGATGGGCGTAAACTTGAAGATAGATTTATTAAGTATGAATTATCGGCAAAGAAGAAGATATGGTCAAAAGGCTATATGCCTATAGCCTATACTATTTTAAACCCCTTATTGGTAACATTAGAAGGAAGTTTATTGTTTAATAAAAGTAAAGTAATTTTAGATGCATCTGATGAGCTTAAAAAATTATTGCAAAAACCTGCATCTGAATTAACTGACGATGAGAAATTAATTTTAAAGCTGTTACCAACCGATTTTAAAAAACAGGCTGAAAAAGGTAAGATTGAACTTGACCCTCTTTTTGTTGGAGAAATAGACTATAGAAAACAGCCGTATGAGCTTTATTCTAAACCTAGAGGCATTAAAGCTTTTGAGTCACTAGAATATAAAAAAGCATTGAGGGAAGCTGATTTAAGTACATTAGACGGTATTTCTAATTATATTCTTAAGATTACTGTAGGTAACGATGAATATCCATGTACTGATCAAAGCCAATTAGAGGCAGTCGCTCAATTATTTAACACGCCTTCAAAATCTTTTGATGTAGTATGGAATCATACATTAAAGATAGAAAAGATAGTTTCTCCTGAAATTGAGAGTATTTTAGGACAAGATAAATATGCTCAGGTTAATGAAGATATTACTGGTGCCATTGCTATGTCTAGAGCATTGATAGATGGTACGCAGAACGTAAATACTGCTGAAGCTGGTTTAATAGTTAAAGCTGTTATAGAAGAAATTAATTATGCACGTAGGTTGGTTGAAAGATGGATTTATAAAGAATATAGACAAATAGCAGAAGCTATGGGTTTTGATAGATTTCCTAGAGTTAGGTGGGATAATACTATACTTAGGGATATTATTCTTTATATGAGTACAATTTCACAGTTAGTAGATCGTAGAATGCTTTCTTATAGAACAGCGTTGGAAGAATTAGGATTTGATTTTCCGACTGAATCAGCGAATATGGAAGACGAGTTACCTATGGTATTGGATGGAATTTTTGGTATTATTGGTAGTCCGTTTCAGCAGGCTAAAATGGGAGTTGGTCCGTTGGTACAGCCTAAACAGGGGGAACCAACTGGTGCACCTTCTGCTGGTAGGCCTAAGGGAAAAGTAGCAAAACCAAAAAGTAAAAATACTAAACCAAAAGCTAAAGTTCCTAATCAAGCACCTAGCCAACAACCTGCTCCACAAAGTCAAACTGCTAATGTATATGATGTTTTAACTATACTAAAATCTAATTTAAATGAAGAGCAATTTAATGCAGTTTTAGAAGGGTTTTTTTCTAAATCGTATAGATAACATTTATAATTCCCAACCAGAAAACCTCTCACTTTAGTGAGGGGCTGAATGGTTAAAACACCTTGTTTTTAGAACGATAGTTTGTATAGTATAAACACTATGAAAACGCTGGCTTTACAATCATTTCCTTGAAGACCGTAAATTTGCTTGGTTGGCCCTGGGGATGCAGGGCTTGGCTTCGGCCTAAAAGCCCCGCAGTTTGCTGTGGGGAGCATTCACACTAAAAGAATTAATTTTAGGAGCTTAAAATGAAGCGAGATAATTCTTATAAGGACAAACCGATAGAAATTGAGGCGCAGATAGAATTAGTTGAAGAAACTGACGAACTTTTACAAGAAGTAGCGTCTGTTGTGGATTTGCCTGAAAATAAAACACCTGATTTGTTGTTTTTTACTGGTATATTTGTGTCGTCAGGTGAAAATTTGAATAAAAGTTATTTTTTACCAGAAGAATTAGTTAAGGCGTACGCTACTATACCAAATAAGGCATTGGATATAGAACACGATGAATCTGAAATAGTTGGGCATATTTATTCATGTTCAATTATAGATCAAGAAGGGAATAAATTAGACATAGAAGAGCTTAGAAATAAAAATATTGCAGAATTAAACAGAATGAGTTTGGATATTTTAATAGGCGGTATTTTATATAAGAGCCGTTTTCCTGAGCTAGCTAAAGAGGTTAAAGACAATAAATGGAAATTGTCGATGGAAACATATTATCAAGATTATGATGTGAAAATAGGCTCTACGATTTTACCTAGAAAAGAAGCGGAAGCTTTAGGCTTACTTGACGAAAGTGTTTTTGGTAAAGCTGCTAAAATAATTAAAAATGGAACTGAAGTGGCCAGCGGTAAGGTTACCAAAGTTCTTAGGAATTTGTTGTTTTCTGGATGTGGTTTAGTTAAAAATCCCGCTAATCCGCGATCATTAATTCTCGAAACTGCAAACAAGTTAGATGGGGCGAACGAATTAATAATAGATTTGGATAATGTTGGTAAAGATAAGGCGCAAGAGTTTAACAGCCCGTCTACTGATCCAGGCGGTCTTAATGGACGGGACGTGCTTAATCAAACGTCTATTGGTGTGTGCGTGAGCTATAAAAAGCGTGTAATTGATGCTACATATGAAGGCCCAGACGTAAAAGTTTTGCATGAAGATTGGTGTATGTTATATGATAGAGCTTGTACTTCTCCGTCACGTGAAGCTACGCATCCTGATTGTTTGCGACGTAAAATTATTGAGATAACTAAAGATTATACAAATACTAAAATGGAAGCCGTATCTGCTAGAGATAAACGAGGCAATCTTTTAGCAGAGTTGAAGGCTTTATTAAAAAATAGTTAATGAAATGGAGGAACGCTTATGCCACAAGCAATTTTAAAATCAAGAAGTATCCCAAAAGTGGTACGAGTTAATGCCGGTGATGGGGAAGCTGTGTTGTATAAAAATCTTGGCAATGGTAGGCGGGTACCATTTTTGTGGGGTGCTACAGTAACGTTGGCATCCGGCACTACTGAAGTTGTAGTGTCCAGCGGAGTAGAATTTAATGAGCATAAAGTAGCTGATGGACATGTGTTGGCTACACCATTATCAGCTACTGCTGCTAATTTGACCTTTTATATCGATAAGAACGATGTAAATAATGTGGTTAAGATAGTGTCTACTGCCGCTGCAAGTGATGATGCTGAATTTGATGTTTTAGTGTTTATGGGCAGTGGTGTAGAGTATACTGCTGAGGATTCTAATCAAATTTGGAATAGAAAGTAATGAATTGGACTAGGAAAAGGTTTGTAGTTTTTATTTGTTTTTATTAAACGAGGTTGGCTATATTAAGATCAATTAAGGAGGTTTAGTTTCATGCCTGATAAATTAGTTCAAGAGGTTAAAGAAATTGTAGACGCTATTTTTAAACAGCAAGAAGAAGCTGCTATGCGTAAGGAAACTGAAGAAGCATTAACTCAATCAGCTGAAAAAATTACTGAGTTGACGGCATCTTTGGAGGCGAAAGACGAGGAAGTTACTCAATTGATGGCCTCTGTGGAAGAATTAGAGAAGACCGTAACAGAATTAACTGAGAAAGTTAAAGAATTGAATGAAGAAAAAGCAACTTTTGAATCCGAAAAAGAAGGATTGGTTAAAAGGGCTGAAGAGGCTGAAAAAGAGTTGGAAAGTATGAAGAAGGATCAGTTAGCTAGAGCTCGTTTTGCCGAACTTGAAGCTGAAACTGTAGCTGCTTCTACTGATGATGCTAAAGAAGCTCAATTGGCTAAGTTAAGGGAAATGAGTGATGAAGAGTTTGCTGCTTATAAACAAGAAAGAATTGAATTACGTGATCAGTTGTTGGCACAGTTAGAGCAAAATGCTACTACAGATAAAACTAACACTGTATCAGATGACAATAAGGCTGTAAATAGTGATACACAAACTGATGCGCCAGACGTAGCCACACCTGATACAGCATCTGATGATGATGTGGATGTAGCATCTTATGACACAATGCATGCTGTAGCATCATTATTAAATTTAAATGCTGTGCCTAACGAGGATATGTTAAGTAAATATAAGAAATTAGGCGAGGCGTTAGCCCAGCGTTTTGAAAAGAAGTAATAGTAAAATATTATTAAGGAGGAACCGTAATTATGTTTATTCCTAGACATCCTGTTGTAGAAAATCAATTTTGTCAGTTTGCAGAAACTACTATTTCAGGCGGTACGGGTGATGTGTTAGCGTATGCTGGTGCTGCGTGTTATTTAGATGATGGACAGGTTGATTCAACTGTTAAAATTTTTGCAGCTGATGAAGATAAGGAATGTTTTGGATTTTTGATGCAGAAAGTTAAAGCTGGATACCATTCAATACATCCTGTAGGATTTGTTCTTCCAGGCGATCTTGGATCATCTGATGTTATTGCCCAACCTAAATATAATAACAATGGTAGGATTGTTGGTACTAAGCCAGCTCCTGTTGGCGTTGCGCATTTAGGTATTTGGGATACAATTCATTATAATAATGGCGGTAATGCTTTGAATGCTGGCACTATTTTAGGGGTGCGAAAAAACAGTATGTCAGAGCTTACTGGGCAAAGCGGTGATATGAATAGTAGAACGTCTAATAAATCTGTTGCTATTGTGCTTAAAGGCGCTTCTTCTGCTCAAGTAACTGCTAATGAGAATAACACTACTTTATATCCTATTAGAGTTAAACTTTTGAAGTAATATAATTTGTAGGATTAATGCGCTGTGATTGCGCATCCTAAACTATTGAGGAGGATGTTAAATATGGATGAGAGAGAAATGAGAGAATTGTTTAAAGCTACAGCTGCTATTAATACCCCTGAGGGTTTAATGGCTTATAAGGCTTTTGCGGCAGCTTTAACTACTCCTATCCTTCAAGCTATTGAGCGTCAGTCTATTATGCGACAGTTGTTTACTGTTGAGAGGCTTGGTCCTGGGGCACAAGCGTCTTATCCAGTAGCGGAGGATTTTGAAATTCCGGTGTGGGTATTGCCAGGACTTGGTTATGTTGCTCAGAATTTTATTGAAGGTATAGGGGAAGAAGTCTACGTGCCTACTTTTAGTATTGATGCTTCTGGCGATTGGAAACTTAGTTATGCTAGAGATTCTAGGATCGATATACCAGCCAGGGCTGCCGAAAAAGCTGCTAAGGCTATTGCTGATTATGAAGAAGAGTGTGGTTGGCGGGTTATTATACCGGCTGCTACTTCTAATTTCCATGGTAAAGGTTTATTAGGTTCTAGGCCTGCTCCTATTTATGAAATTAATCCTGCATCTACTGGTGCTGGGTATTTGTCTAAAGAATTGATCAATAAAATGATTGTTGGATTTAAACGGATAGGTAGAACATTGACCGATCTTTATGTTTCACCTGAAGATGCGGCTGATATCCGTGAATGGACCGACACTGATATTGACCCCGTTACTAGAAGGGAAATTTTTCAGGCTGCTGGTATGGGATCTATTTGGAATGTGACATTGCACGAGGTGCAACATTTAGGAGCAACTGGTTTGTATAATATTAATGGAAATGGTTCAGCTTATGGTAAATTTATAGCTGATGGATCTAATAATTTTAATGCTTATAAACTTGATAATCCTAATATTACAGCTGCCGATGGTACTGTTAGTACTTTAGGTGAAACTCAGATTATTGGTTTTGATCTGAGTGTGAATGATTCATTGGTGATGCCTATTAGGAAAGAGTATGAAGCTTACGATGATCCGACTTTACTTCGTGTACAAAAGCAAGGGTTTTTTGGATGGCAAGAGTGTGGTTTTGCAATTTTAGACCCAAGGATGTTAGGTCTTGGAGTAATTGATAGATCATTGTAGTAATTTCAATAAGTTATGCCCACATTTTTAACGTGGGCATAACTTAAAAACGTGTATTTTATGGTTTAAAAACTTTAAAATGTGGGATTCTTTGGTTGCTTCAAAATGAAGATAAAATATGATATTGATGGGTTTGAGGTTTTAGACGAGTATACATATATTCCTAGCAGAGATGTTTTTAGGCGTAAGAATTTATATTACAAATTTATACCTGCTTGTAAAGAATGTGGCGAAGCTTTTTTTATGCGTATAACTTATCCTACAAAATATTGTTCTAAAGAATGTGCTTCAAAGAGTGTTGAAGTACGAAATAAAATTTCAGCGTCATTAAAGGGACATAAGAGAAGTTTAAAAGAGCGATTATTAATTAAACAAAGAATGTCTAAAGGTGGAGTGGTTGAGAAAAATTTACCACTATTTAATACATATTCTGAACAATTAATCCCGGTTGAAGAGGTTAGAAATAAGAATGGAATTTTAGAGGTTAGATGTACAGTGTGTAAAAAATGGTTTGTACCTAAAAGAACAAGGGTTGAAGCTAGAGCGCAGTTTATTAAGGGTAATATTACTAGGGAGTCTAGATTTTACTGTTCTGATGAATGTAAGGGAAAATGCACTGTTTTTAATAAACGTATTGATAGTTTAATTAAGAATAATGAGTATTTTACTATAAGTGATTTACGTATATGGTCAAATGAAGTATTACGAAAAAACGATTATAAATGTATATATTGTGGTAAGAGGGCTGAAGTGGCTCACCATATAATACCAAAGAAAATTAATCCATATTTAGCTTTAGATCCAGATAATGGTATAGCATGCTGTAAAGAATGCCATAAGGTTTATGCACATAAAGATGAGTGTTCATTTGTAAATTTGGCAAAATTTAAATGTAACAGTTAATGTGTTTTAAGGGATTTGTATTATGGTGAATTATCGTAAAAAGCATTGTAAAATATGTGGTAGCTTATTTAAACCTATTAATCCAAATCAGAGATATTGTTCTGATAAATGTAAAGAAGAAGGAACTAAACAATTAGCTAGAATTAGGGATAGGCGTAGAAATAGAAAAAAGTATGGGTATAAAGAGTACCATAGAAAATGTGAAGCATGCGGTAAAGAATTTACTACTTATTATAGTAAAAAACGTTATTGTGGATCAGAAGAGTGTGAGAAAGAACGCATCTGTAGGAAGAACCAGAAAATTTATAAAAGGCTTGGTAAAGAATATTCACGAATTAAGTATAGAAAATATTATGAAAATAATAAAGAGCTTTGTAGGTTACGTAAGGCAATTAAATACCGTGAGATACACAACATAGATAAAGAATATATTCCTAAAGGGTTTCACAAACATACTATAGATTTTGTACGTGAGTATGTAGAACAGTTTGGCTATAAGTTATTATCTAATGAATACGTTAATAATGATACTCCTATAAAGCTGTTATGTCCAGAAGGGCATGAATGGGAAACAACATTTCATAGATTTAAGGACGCATCAGCTAGATGTTTTCGTTGTTATGTGTCGAATAATTATACGTCTAAACCAGAACAAAAAGTGTTAGATTATTTTAAAGAGCATTATCCAAATCTTGAATTAGTTCATTGTGACCGTAGACAGATAGCGCCTAAAGAGTTGGATTTATATTTTCCAGAGTATAGAATCGCTGTGGAGATATGTGGTTTGTATTGGCATAGTGAAATTTCTGGAAATACGCCTAAATCGTACCACTATGATAAATTAATGGAGTGTTATAAAAAAGGTATACGTTTGATAACTGTTTTTGAAGATGAAATTAATAATAAATTTGATATAGTTATGTCTAGGATATTAACAGCTTTGAATTTAATTGATAAAAAATACTATGCTAGTCAATGTAATATTAAAGAGATAACGAATGAAGAAGCTAATGAATTTTATAAGTTGTATCATATACAGGGTTCTACACAAGCGATTAAATCATGGGGGTTATTTTACAGTAATCAATTATTACAAGCAGTAAGTATAGGTAAAGTTATCAGAAAACATACTTCGTCAGATGGTGTTATAGAGTTAAAGAGGTTTTGTACTAAAAATTATGTTACTGTAGCGAGCGGATTTTCTAAACTATTTAAAGTCATAAAAGAATACTGCAAACTTAATAATTTAAGTACTATAAAATCTTATTGTGATATGCGATATTCTAATATTTTTAATCATATTTATGAAGTAGTGGGTTTTAATTTGATTGATTACACAAAATATACTCCTCATTATATAAAGAATGGGAAAAGATTTCGAAATATATCTTTACGTAAAACGGCTGAGGAAAGGAAACCAGGTTTGACAGAATTTAAATTGAGACTTAGACAAGGATATGATAGGATATGGGATTGTGGTCATAGAACATATGTATATAGTATAGAGGATTAGTTATGATTTTAAAAATAATTGTTAGTGTGATTTTAATTGAAGCGTTAACTAATATATTATCTAAGTCTGCTATTTTTGAGCCTGTACGTAAGTATTGCTTTACATCTAATCGATTGGTATTTAAACTTATACATAAAATTTTAGATTGTCCTTATTGTACGTCAGTATGGGTTGCCATGTTTATAATGGCTATGTATAAATTATATAATAAAAGTTTATTACCTTCTATACTGGCGTTGTTTTTTATGGCAATTGTATTGCATAGATTATCTAATATTTTACATTTTATTATCGATAGGTTGGACTCTAATCATAGTTTATAGAGATGTCAACGCTGCGAAAAATATTTTGGCCCTGGGGATGCAGGGCTTAGTTTTGGCCTAGAAGCCCTGCAACTTGCTGCGGGGAGCATTCACTCTGTTTTTGTTGGAAGCGGCACTAATTCAATAAAGGAGGAGACGGAAGATGAAAGGTTATATTAAGAATAAAAGCAATGTTTGGAGACACGCACTTAAAAGATCTATCGGTCCAGGTGCAAAGGTTTCATTGGATGAGTTATACGAACAGTACGGTAAAAAACATGATCTTTCTGAAAATAAAGAGTTTGTGGATTGGCTACGAAATGTTAAACTGAGAGATGCTGATGTTTGGGAAATTGTTTTTGAAGATGAAGTTAAAAATGATTCTAAAATTGAAGATGGTAGTCAAATTGATATAGATAGCCCTGATTTAACATCACCATTTGTTAAGAAAGAATTGGACGTGAAAGACATTGTTTATATGCCAGTTAGAAAAGCTCGTCAAGAATTAAATAAGATAACTGATATTAAATTATTAAAATATGCATATAGGGAAGCTAATCAATTAGCTCATAAAGAAACTTTATGTAGAATGTTGCGTAAGCGTATACAAGAACTTGAATTGACTAGAAGATAATAAATAGGAAAATTAATATTATGATAAAGTTAACAATTCAAGTATCTGATATTGATACAGTTATTCAAATTTATAATACTATACGTATTTATACATCAGATGCTAAGGAAGGAGTATACACTCTTTTAGATACAATTTCGTTACAGCCCCATGTTTCTACTTATGAATATTTGCATTTGGAAGGTACTGATAGCATATGGTATAAATCATCTTATTATAACACTTCAACAGGCGCTGAAAGTTCGTTATCAGCTCCCACCCATGGTTCAGCTCCATCATTATTTCACAATATAACTTATCCTGCTGAGTATGAATTTGATGCTGATGAAGAAATTATTATTCGTAAAATTAGACGCTTGATAGGCGATAATAAAGAATTGGAGTTATTGGTTGTCGACAAAGAGTCAATTTGTGATTCTGAGGTATCGTGTAACCATATTTTATCAGATGGAAAAACTGTTAATTTAGATGAACGTGGGTGGCCTGTATATATATCATTAGGTGATTTAGAATTTACTTCATTAACTGATCCAGTGGTTAATGGTTATCAATATTTAAC